CCGCCCTTTTCACTTTCGGTCGACTCTGCCTCGGCATCCTCTTCAACGGGTAATTCCGCAGGTTCGTCCGCACTTACCTCAACATCTCCCGCCGCATCTAAACTCACAGCCTGCCGCGACAAGCTAAGTGACTTTTTACCCGTCAGCACATAATCTCGCTCGTCTTTGGTTATTTTTTTAGCTTTAAGTAATGCGCTTAACCTTTTCTCGACTGCACTTTTACGGTCTCGAAAATCATAGTCAATATAGCTTTCGGGATTTTCCTTAACATCCTCTATATCTATATCATCCGTCACTATCTCATTGTAGTCGCACTCCCAAAATCTCTCGGTCGTATCGGACATCCTTTCTTCCTTCCACTCACCGTTTAAGCAAATGAAAATATAATACATTCCGTCACGCTCCGTCACCTTAACTTCGGGCTGTTCCTCTATAAATTTTGCCTTTGTCATAATCGCTAATCACTCCTTTACACATTTGAAATATTTTTGAGTATTTGCATCTCAACTTATAATGATTAGTCTTTTTTAATCGGCCACAGTGTAGTCCCAATACGCATCCCCAAGCCCAGAGTCACAAGCCAAGAGCACACAACCAGCACGCGAGCCATACCCGAGAAAGCCGCCACGCAATACCGCTCGCCAACCCTTACCCGCGTTTCGGTAACAATAATCTCCGCAGCCTTTACTATCACTGTTACCTCTTGCAGAAGGATAGAAAGTACCATTAGGACTTGTTACATCACCGACCCAAAAGCTCGTTGGGCCGCCGACATCTTTATCCATAGTGCCAATAAGTGTATATGCGTTTGCTATAGTTGTCGTATCGGTACTGTGAGCCACGCCCTTTGGCGCTTGAAAAAAGTCTGTACTGTAATCTGCATTTATTCGCATAACTGTATCACACACCACATCCCACGCACCTATTTGCGCCTCGATGCCCATAATACGAAACGGGTGTTCGCTGTCTGTATTTGATTTCAGCGATCCGTCTCGCTTACCGATAACCGCATCCGTACTGCCGCTCCACCAAGGCACAGTTGACAACATAGCGGGGGAGTATGTATCGGGATATGTTGCCGTACTCACATCTGTGTCGAGCGTGTCAAATGCTTGTTCTGAGGGAATATCCAAATAGATACCAACATAGTCAACTCCGTCAAGCGTTACGGTCTCTTTTTTAAGCACTTTCGCACTCGCTATCTTACTTCTTACAGTCACTTGTTCGCGGTCTTTGTTTAATGCACCTGTACTTGCATTTAAACTTGCATAGCCCACGCATACCGCAGACCCAACCTCAATATTTGCCGCCTGTGCAGATGTAAGTGGGAAATATGTATGTGTCGTACTGTCCTTATATGCCGCATCGTACTGGTAGTTGTAATTCGCACAACCTGTAAACACTGTCTGACTTGATTTGGTTGCGTATTTCAGCATTATGTTGTCATAAACAAACTGTAAGCGCTCATCATCTTGACCCCAATATCCCGCACCTTTAGCTTGATACACCGTCAACGCTGCATCATGTGATACCAACAACGGAGCAACATCGGGCTGTGAGTATAAGCCATAGTATGCACTAAATATCATATATCCCTTGTCGTTTCCGTCCTTGTCCTTTGAGTTTTTCATCAACTGCAAACCCAATTCGGGATGTGGGCTGTCCGATATCGTAAGCAGTGAGTAGGTATCAAAATCCTCCCACTTGCGGTATCTCGACATAACCAAACTGCCGACATCTGCCGTGCCCGTGGTCGAATAGTTGCTGTCACCCTCTAAGGCTGTAACTATCGCAACACCCGCCGCATCTCTGACATAATTACAGTGATACCATTGGAACACAGGGATATCCAAATAATCATCCCTGCCTATAACACTGTCCGTGCTTGGCTCTGCTACAAGTCCCGCATTATCTAACTGTTTTATACATACCGTCGTGTCGTTATCCGCAAACTTCGGTATCTTGACTTGATACACCTTGCCCGTGCGCTGTGCATCGAAAAACTTTTTGACTATAGCTTCGGGAATTGCCCCAATTATCGCCGCTCCCATTTCGCTCGGATGGTACTCTCCATTTGTGCCGTTAAGCACGTTTATTGCCTCGGCTATGCTGTTTAAGCTGCTTTCGTTTACTAAACCTTTAGCCATTCGGGAACACCTCCGTCTCATAGTCAGTTATAGCTGCTATTGCGTTATCCACATACTCCTTTACAACTTTATTTTGCACGGGATTTTCGGATGTACTTGATATTTCATCGTCTGTCTGTTCGGCTATTATTTCTCGCACTTGTGCAGGCGTTGTTCCGCTGCCACTTCCTCCGCTGTTTTCGGCAATGTATTTCAAATACATATCTTTCCTGTCGGCGGGTTCGGGAAGGTCTACATTTTGTCCTGCAATCGCCGCGAGATAGCGTTCTTTGTTATCAAGCGGCATATTCGGTAAATTACTCATAATTAATCACTTCCTTACGTTGGCAGCGTAAATTCTTCGGCTGTGTACTGTCGCATATTCAAAGATGCGCTTTCGGGCGTTTGGTAGCTGTCGGCATTGTTCGTAATGCGGAAATACACGCCGTCACTTTTGCGTTTCAGCACATCGTGAAAGTCCAAAAATACAGATTTATCCACGGAAAAATCATATATAGCTTTTGTTCCGTTCGCTTCTGCGATTTTCGTTTGGGTGTTGCTCACCAACATCATAGCCCCAAAAATAGATATTCCCTCCGAATACTCGTTTTTTGTGCCGCTGTAAGCACTCTGCACCTTTGTTTTATTCATAAAAATAAATTCTTCGGTAGCTTCATCAAGAAGGCTCATATCATCACACTCCTATTCACACCCTGGCAGTTTTCGCCAAACACTTAAACGGCTTGCAAATGTGCTTTGCCAAGTCGTTACACTTGATCCGTCCGCGCTTCCGCCGCCTGCGCTTTTACTGTAACTGTACCCGCCGAAACTTTCGCTTGTAAACGGCGATAGCGCCAAACGGCCGTCTTTTGTGCCAAGTCCGCCGTATTGGTCTTGCCAAGCCTCGATTTCGCCTACAAGGTCAATAAAGGTTTTCGGCACTCTCATAGCCCATATTGCACCGTGAAACTCCACCTCGTCCGTCAGATCGCTTTCTCCGAATTTGTGTACGCCGTCGTTAAAAATGCTGCCTATTATTCTGTAATATTGTCCGTTTTGCAAATTAACAGGCGGTGTGACCACACCGTCAGTTATTGCGTAATCTCCAACATACTTGTCGCTTTCGCGCGTAAAGTAATTGTGGATTTCAGCGCAAATCGCATCAAGCATAATCCCACCGCCTTTATATAAAAATCACTTCTTTTTAGTTGTTCTTTTACTTTTGGCCGTTTTTTCGGTCGTTTTCTCGCCCTCGGCAGTCTTTTCTTCGGTTTTTGCCGCCGCCTCAGGCTTCTCTTCCTTGACCTCTTCAATAACAGGGCGGCCGCGTCTGTTGGCGTTTCCGCTTAATTCCGCTATTCTTTCAGCGGTTGGGATATACCCTTTGCGCGGGTATTCGTCCCCGATATTATAAGCAAATTCGCCGTCGTGTAAGTCTGTAAAATACTCTATAGCCTTATACACGCCTCATCACACTCCCGCGGAAACTGTAACAACACAGCTTGCCGTATATGTATGGCCGTCAATTTCCGTTGTTGCGGTAATTGTTGCCTTGCCTACAGCAACAGCTGTTACTGTGCCGTCTGAAACTGTCGCAACATCTTCGTCACTTGTTGACCATGTGACAGTTGCGCCTGCGGGCGTTGTTGTCGCTGTAAGTGTCGCTGTTCCCTCTGCCGCAAGTGTTACCGCCGTCTTGTCAAGGCTTATGCCGTTTGTGGTGGCAATAAACAGTGTTGACGGGTCATAAATAACAGGTACGAAAAGGCCGCTTGCTCTTGTCCACAGCACAGCAGGGTCATTCTCCGTGAACTGGTCAATGTAAACATAAGGGCTTACATTGCTTGCACTTGCAGTCATCAGCGGATTTATAACGCTGGGCGGGTCTCCCCAAAGTCCTATGCCAAGTCTGTTGTTAGGTGTGGAAGCAAAGAAAGTAATCTTATCATCAGGGAAGTATCTCTTTGTTACCACAACAGGTCTGCCGTCCGCACCGATAATGTTGTTATTTGCGTTATATCTTAAATCATTGGTAATTATTGTTGTAATTCCGAACTCGTCTTCAAGATATGCACTAAGGTCCGCACTTCTTATAAGCGCGCCGACACCTACATTGCTGTTGATCTCTTTCTGCAAGCCTGCATTTCTGCGCATTTTTGTAATATTTTTCTTGCTTGTTATCATGCCGGTAATGGTCTTGCCCATTTCCTCGGCGGTTTCAATGATATTCTGTAACTGGCTTGAAATATCCGCCGTGCTTGAAAGATCAAGCACAAAACTTGTCTGTTCGCTCTTTACGCCGTAATCAACGGTAAGATTAAGGTTATTTTCTACAATAGTGAACTTACCTGTTGCCAGAACTTCATTTTTCGCTACCTTTGTACGGGTAAATACCTGTTCTGCCAGTCTTGCGCCGTCCTGTACAACATAATTGTACATTGCATCATCACGCACACCCGTTTTGAGCAACGCCTGTAATCGCTCAGACTGATTGATTTTTACCTTAATAAGGCCTTTTTCGATGTTCCTGTTGTCAACGGGCAGTCTGTAAGTGGTGTTTGTCTTTGTGTCAAACGCATGGAACTGTGCCATTGCGGGCAGCTGATATTCAGCCGCAATATTTTCCCATGAAGCCGTCAGATTATCGGTTTTTTCGTCACCGAAAAGGCTGTCCACGGGGTCATTCTGTCTTGTCGGATTAAAAGGTATTGATAACCAATCGTCCTTTGGTATCATGCCATAAATGCCATTTTCCCAACTCATTTGATCGTCCTCCTTTAGTAATTTGCCAAAATAAAAAGCCCTAACTATAAAAGTTAAGGCTCATCGGCTCGTTGTTTGCGTATTTATTTTTATCTCGATCTCGTTTTTGCAGGTCGTTGTCCTACAAAAGATATATATACCCTTGCAAGCGGCATTTTCGTCATATCGCAATAACTTTCTGCCGCATTTCGGGCATCTGTACCATTTGTCCGTCAAGGTCTTGTTACTGTCGGTTCGGTCAAAAATTTGAAGCCCTTGCCCTGCAAAGCTGTCTTTGCAGCTTCCGCAAGTTCAACGGGTAATCTTCCCTCGTACACCGAGCCGCTCATAACTACCGAGCCGGGCATATCGCCGCTTGTAACATCGACATCCTCGTATGTAATGCCTACAGCGTTACCATCGTTTGACGGCCAAATTGTACCCATAGGCATATATTTTCCGCTCTTTGCGCTTACAACTCTTTCGTCTGCGCTGCTGATCTGCTGTGTTCTGCGGTCACACTCCGCATCGGCTAAAAACCAACCTGGAGCATAGACCTTTGAAGTATTGTCCTGTGTCGCAAATGACATTTTCAATTCCCTCCTTGTGCCGTGTTCTGTGCCGTTCCCTCGTTACCGCCGCCGTATAACTTAGCGTGATACTGCGCTGCTATCTGCGCCGCTCTGCTTGGCTGTTTTGCCTCGCCGCCTGTGTGTGCGGGCGGGTTCGGGGTATTTGCACCCTTGGTTTCCTGTGTTTCAACAAGCCTTTTAAACTTGCCGCCGACTAACTCGTCAAGTGCGGCCGTGTCTTTCAGCTTGCCCTCCGACATTTCAAAATCTTTCATTCTTCCCTCGATACCCATTAACGCAATATCAAGATTATCGCCTTTTATGCCCTTGCTTTCAAAGTATTCTTTGACCGCCTTTGCTTTGGCCGCCTGCAATTCCTTTTCGGTTATGCCGTTTTTGTAATCGTCATATTCCTGTTTGATTTTGTCATACTCTGTTATGGGGACATAATCTTTTTCGATCTTCGCCTTGAGGTCGTCCAGTTCCTTTTGTACGCCCTTTATTTTTTCGGCTTCGGCCTTGTAATTGTCGCGCTCGTTCTTCAGCGCATCAACTACTTCCAAATGCGACTGCATTATAATTTCAGCTTTGTCATCCTCTATTCCTAATGCGGTCAGGTTTTTTCTCTGAAATGCCATGTTGTTTCGCTCCTTTACTTCGGCAGTTTTACTTTACTGTTAGCTTATAATTTCATTTTATCATAGCAATAAAGCTATTTCAAGTATAATTTATCGGTTATAATATAAAAAATTGCACAAAATTACGCTTATTCCGCGCCAAGCGCAGCCCTTAATATCTCGATATAGTCACGTTGGTGTTGTGATACGGCGTTTCTCAAAAAATGAGACGGCCGCATACCTACAGTCCAATGCCCGACACCGTTTTTGTCAACATATTTCCATGCCGTTTTTCGGCCTTTTCCGTTGTCGGCAAATCTGCCCGTTCCCCACTCAACATAGGGCGCATAAAATACATTTGTGCCGATATATACCGCCTTTTCCTGCTCATTGTCAATAACTTTATGGGCTACGGAGTTTCGCAGTCTGCCCGTATCAACGCGCGGAAAATCTGTCAAATTCTGCTTCGCATATCCCTCGGCCTGCGCTCCTATAGCTTCAAGCGCCTTTTTTGATGCCGCCTGTATCAGCTTCAATATTTCGCCGCTGTTATCCTTTACTGTCAACTCATAATCCGCCATTATATCACCTACTTGCAAAATAATCGGGGTTATACCTCGATATATCGCCCACATAGCTTATGCTTCCGTCTTTACGTCTAAAGCCTATAACCTGTGTTACCATAGTGCATCGGCAGTTATAAACTTCCGACGGTGCGCCGCCATAATCCCCTGGATATAATAACCCATTTGAAAACTCTTTGTTTACATCTCGCATTTCGCCGTCAAGCCTTGCATGACTGTCTCTTGTCCTGCCGTCATGTGTCGCCATCCATTGTTTTTTTAGCACTATGCCGTCATTTTCGGCGCGTTCCATTCCTGCAAGCCTGCCCCTGTTCTCGGCAGCTGTTACCATTGTTCGGGCACTTCTCACGGCCTGCACTCTGTTCATGACAGCCACACGCGACAGCCTGCCCGCTATATCGTGCATATCCTCGCCGCTCAAAATGCCTTGTAAAACTTGATTATTTATCGCTCTTACGTTCCACTTCTCGTCCTTGCTTTTATCAACTTTTTTCGGCGGAAGCATTAAACGGCCGTTTAAAACTACAAGTTGACGAACTGTATCGGCATCCACCAGGTCAAAGGAATAGCCTTTTACAACACTTTTAACACTCGCGAGTACCTGATTATAATTCTGTGCATAAATAGGCGGCAATTCGCCGTTTATGTACTTTATCGCTGTATCGTTTACATGGTACAACTCTTCCGCCGTGCGCTTTATCATATCTTCATACTTTTTATTCATCGGCGTTTGGTGTAAGATCGTATCTCTTAACACCTCTTGCGCCGTTTTTATCCTTGCGGGGTCTCCCGCTTGTATTGCTGCCATAAGTTCAGCGATTTTATTCGGTATCTGCCTGTTTAACGCCGTCAAATAATCGTCCCATTGTGCCCTTATGTTTGCGTCGGCTTCGGCATATATTTTCATCAGCTGATAGATCATCTTTGACAGCTTTTTATCTGTCCATTTACGGGCTTTGTCCGTTTTCATAGGCTATCACACCGCCTCGCCGTTACCCTCGTCGCCGTCGGACATCATTCTTGACATTGCGGCGGCGGCTTTTTCCTTCATGACTTTCTCGTACTGGTCTATATCGCCAAGGAAAGTAAGCAATTTCCTTGTAACGTATTCATCGGACAGATAATCGGCGGACTGTAAAACACTTGCTATCTGCTCGGACTGATTTACTACCGTATTCGGTGTATAAGACGGAGCTTCGTCCGTTATTTCCGCAAGTGCCAAAATGCCGTTTATAAACTCTGTCACACAATTTTCATAGCGGCTTGACTTCATGCGCAGATTTTCATACGCCGCTTTTATCGCCGTCGCCGTTACGCTTCCCGCTGCCAATTCACGGGTATTTAACGCGCCATAATTGACAAACAGCTCGATCGACAGCCTTGTCAATGCCGTTTCTCTTGCATTATACGGCACTTCCATTGTGTGAGCGCTGACCTGCGCCTGTCCGTTTTCATCCCATACAGTATGAATACGCTTTATTCTGTCACGGAACTTCTGAACATCGACTTCATCCATGCCCGCGGCGTTCTGTATTATCCAATAAATTTCGCTTGCCTCGTCAAGATCATTCGCAAAACCTGACAAAATAAGGTCATAACAATCAATTTCGCATCTCATGCCCGTAAATTCGCTTTGTTTTTCGGGGTTCGCCCACATCGGCACGATCGGAAAACTTTTGTTGTTATATCCGTCTCTTATCTCTTCACCGCCTACATCACTTTTAACATAGGTATTTATGTATCTTATCTTTTCCTGCGTTATTTCTCCCTGGCCGTTGCTGTATTTGTAATTTGTGTACCCGTCTATCTCGTAAAAAGTAACACGCATCGGTTTTTGCGGGTCTAACTGCCAAAACCTTATTCCTGCTTTTAATTCGCCCGTTTCCTCGTCCCATAAGGGCACAAATTCAAGCGCATTAAACACATCTATTCGGTCGTAATTGTAAAAGCCGTATGAAACGCCGCCCCATAGTGCAGCTTCACCCAACCTCTGTAATTTGCCGTCAAACGCTTCCCCGCCTAACTTGTCTTTGGTCTTGCCTTTTTTGAAAGAAACGCCGTTGCCAAGCAAATAGTCATTTTGCTGTATAACGAACAGCCAAAAGAAGTTAGAAGCGCATTTATGGTTTGGCGCTGTGCTGTCGGGTATTCTCTCCCCTGTCAGCGCATACAGCCACTTTTGATATTGATTTATCGTTACATTCCTGTGCTTAAAATACTCGTAAGCGTCCGCCGCATCTTTATAAAACGGGCTTAATTTATACTCGGCAATAGCCGCATATATAAACTCACGCTTTTTACTTTCGTCATTTCCCAGTTCCTCAAAGTCCTGAAATGTTCGCAACTCGTCACCGCCTTTTTATTACCCTGCCAATCGTCTTTTATCTCTGTATATGTTCATTGTCTGAACAAAGTATCTTATTGCATCCATAGCGTGGTCGTTGACCTTAACGGGTCTGTCCTCGCCGCTGTCATCGTCCCACACATAGCCCTGAAATTCCGATATTACATTCGTTAAATTCGGGCTGAATTTTATCTTCCCTGCCTGCATTGCACGCATTACGTTCATAATGCCGTCAAGTACCGCATTATCGGCAGATATAACGGCAAATATATGTTTTTCCTGCATTGCCGTTATAAAACTTGCTGCCGACGGGTCAATTATTACTTTCAATTTCGCCTGCGTATTTGCCAAATGCCCGAACTGCCGTATCAAGTCATTCACATAGTCCGCATCGGTCTTGTTTCTGTTCTCGTCTCTGCCCGAATAATAATACTCATCAACAGCCCACCATATATCGCCGTATTTTCCCCATAAAACCGCCGCGAAAGCGTTTCTTGTGCCGTAGTCGATAGATAATACATACCTGTCCGCTTCTCTGTCTGGCGGCGGATCTACAGCGTTTTTATAGTCGGGATAAATAAGACCGTCGGCCAATATCCATTCGCCCAGTATATAACGCTGATAAAATACGCCTTGAAAATTTTTTTCTGCCGCCCGCAGTTCTTCTTCACCCAAAATCGGGTTATCGCTCATTAAAAAATGAATATGCAGGGCGTTTTTTTCATCGGCATCCAATATCCAATCGTTATAAAACCAATGTACGGGGCTTTCGGGGTTACAATTAAACCAATACCGCGAATTTTTTTCTGACAATGTTCGGGCGATCGCCTGATTTACAAAACTTTCGGGCATAAGTGCCACTTCGTCAAGCAGTATTCCCGACAAAGTTATACCTTGTAAAAGCATATACGAGCTTTCGTTTCTGCCGCCGAATACATAAAAATAATTTTTGTGTCCATTGCCCTCAATTATCATCAAATGGGCTTGTTTGTTGTAATGCAGCTTGAAATAATATGTTATATCACTTATTCCCTGCATGGGCTTAATAATGTTTCGTTCTGCACTTGCTACAGTTTTGCCGCAAATTCCGAAATTACAGTCATCAAAATTTTTCATAGCCCACAGCACAAACGAAGTTATCATACATATTGTTTTTCCGCTTCTTACAGCACCGTCACAAATAAGGGCTTTTTTATCGGTTTTGCTCCACCATGTAAATATTTGCTTTTGTTTCTCCGATAATTTCTCAAACGTCATTATTATCACCCTCTAAAGCTTTCCAAAGCATAGGCAATTCTTTTTCATTCTGTCGCTGCCCTGCATTGCTTAAAAGTTCAATTTTGGTTTCAAGCAGCTTTATTTCTGCCTTTTTAATGCGTTTATCTTCCGGCGATAAGTCTTGTCCTAACAACTCTATTATTGAACGTATAGACGCTAAACATTGCTTATGTTCAATGTTTGAAGCCATTTTGAACAAATTTATTGCTAATATATCGGCACCCGTTACATCTTTTCCAGACTTGTCTTTGTACGTTCCGTCAATAATGGCCTGTATGGCTTTTCTTACATCCGCTTTATGGCGGCGGGCTTCCGCTGACTTTTTACCGCCCTTCTTGGCTTCCTCTTGGCTTAGCTTGTATTTGCTGGGCTGTAAATTCTGCTCGTTTGCCACCGTATCACCCCACAATCAATAAAAAAAGCCCCAACTAATCAATAGTTAAGGCTCAATGGCTCGATCTGTATTTTATTTATCCTGCAATCTTTTTAATTGCGTACTGCTTACATATCTTTCTGTATTCGGCACGCTCATTTTTCCTAAAAGTTCATCTTTTTCCTTTTGGTCTTTGCAAACCACAACAAAATAAAAGTCTGCGTTCTGTTCCTCGCTGTACTTTTCATTCATTTCCCTGCGGTTTTCTTTTATTTCTTTCAAATCGGCTTTTGTCGCTTCTACTGCGGGCGCATCGGGTAACAACTCCTGAAATCTCTCGTTTGTTCCAAACATCATTTCCGCATCAAAATCGGAAAAGCCCAACTCGGCAAGGCCGCCGTCAAATTCAAGTGCTAACTCGCCCAGCAAGTCAAAATCATAGCTTCCTTGCATAGACGGGTTATTCAACTGCACATTTATCATTTTTTCGGTCTTTTCGTCAACGTCGATAACGGCAACATCAAGTTCATAATCCTTTGACTTTTCAAGCCTGTCAAGCACCGTTAAACGCTGATGCCCGCCTACTAAGTTTCCCGTGCGCTTATTCCAGACAAGCGGCTCGACAAGACCGTTTTTTTCAATGCCCTCTTGTAAACGCTTTGAGTTGTCATTATCCATTATTCGTGGATTATACTTCGCTTTTTTTATATCTTTTCGGTTGACTGTTTCTATTTTATAGTTTTGGTATTTACTCATATATCCTGCACCTCGATAAACGGAAACCACTCTTTTATCAAAAGATAATCTTTCGGATATACCTTTTTGATAATTTCCAAGTCCTTTTTTTCAAGCGTTCTGAAACTATGCCCTAAATACTTGCTTTCGGGCGAAACGACCAGTTTTTGACTTTTGATGTATTTCTCTATATCCGACTTTTTCCAATATGCCAAAGGAAAGAAACGCCGTCTCTTTTCGTCAATACTTCCGCTGTGTTTTATCATAGCATTGCGGACCATACTGTCCGCACAACGTTCCCCGCCCGCAAGCCAATAATCGCCCGTTAATTCGCTTATAAAGTTGTATATATCCCTCGTGTAAACTATTGGTGTTTCAAAATCATACGGTCTGAAAACGCCGTATCTTAACATTTGTGACAATTCAAAATGCGGCACGCGGATACACTCTATCCCGTACCGCTTTTCATAGTACTTGACTATTTGCTCTTGAAAAGAAAGCCCTTTTATATAAAACATAAAGGCCATATTTACATTTTTAAAGTGCTTAACGCATAGATCAAGCACTACAACGCTATCTTTACCGCCCGAAAAAAGGACGGTAACGCTGTCAGACATATTCGCCTGACAGCTTACACAATCCATTAGGTGCATTCATCAGCCCCCCTGACTGCCTGCGCCTGCGCCGCGGGCTGCGCGTGTGTAACGCTGTAAAGCCCTCGCGCCTGCCGCCGTGCCGCGTCGTCTGGTGATGTTCTCGATAATGCTTGCGATCTGCGATGCGCCAATTCTTCTTGCCATGTATTACACCCCCTTTCTTTTTTCTTTCTGCTGCTTTATTATCCATGTGGCCGCGTCATACGCCGCTTTGCCTTCTTCGTCTGTTATTACTTCATAATCATTTATACCGCTTTCAAACAACCTTAACTGCCCTTTTATCGGTATTGGTTTAACGGGTCTGATGTTCGCCAACTGCCACACATAAACGCCTTTTTTCTCGCTGTATTCGCAATCGGTTATTTCAGCGACTGCGGCTATAAACGCATTTGTGAATTTTGTTGACGAACACCCGATCAGAAAATCGCCGCGGTAGTTCGTCGGCCATGTTCGATATTCTTCATCTTTCAGGCCGTTTAAAATTTGTGTGACCCATTTGGGCTTGATCATTAAACATTTCATAAAATGCCCCCTTTTTCTTTTATTATAATATAATTATTTTACTATGTCAATTATAATATTGACATTATAACTGTGTAAAACGCCCAAAAAGGGGCATTGTCGCCCCTCTTGGGTCAATATTCATTTACTCTAACGTGCATATTCAAATTCATCTTTATTTCGTCGGGTATCATGTTATTTATAAAATCGGCATACCCTTTCAGCTTTTCGATCTCTGCGCGGTAAATCTCGATTTGTGCCAAACCGAAAGCCGCTTGATCGGCTTTTACCTTATATTCGGCCGCTCTCTTGTCAAGTGCTTCGATTACTGCCGCCGCGTCAAGCTTTTTGTTATCGCTCGTGCAGACTGCTATATCATGTATATATAATACTGTTACATAATTGCCGTAGCTGTGTTCTGCCGCCCTTAACTCAATACTTATACTGTTTTTATCGCTGTATGTGCTGCGCTTGCCAACACTCGCATAAATGCGCGGGTTAATTTTCATCATTGCATCGGCAAAACGTTTATTGACCTGTTTGCCGTCAAACTGATTTACGATCTTTTTGACCTCTGGCATGATCTCTATTGTTTCGCGCCATAGCTTAATTTTGAGCTTAAGCCCTGCTTCAAGTGCTTCTTTACTTTGATAACACATATTTATTGCCCCTTTCTTTTCGGCCTTAAAATCGGCCGTTTTTTAATTCGTGATACCGTTTTATAACTGCCGCTTCAAATGCTTCTGTTCTTTCTTTTTCTGCGTCTGCGCCCTTGGAAAGCACCATATTACAAACCGCATAAAACGGGCAATCGGTTTTGGGTCTTACATAACAATTACTATCACAAATTCTATTGACAGCCGCCGCGGCCTCGTCATAATCATATAACATAATATTCGCCCCCTTTCTTTTTTGCTTTGACTCTGCATTTATGCGGGCTTGTCACCGCCTGCGGCTGCATTAAAGCCGGGGCTTTTCAGCCCCTTTTTTTACCTTGTAAACTCGTTTTTGTAAAAATGCCTTGTAGTTTCGACCCTGTTTTCGTCTGATAGTTGGTATATGTCAGATAAATAAAACCCTATTTCTATTGCCCCGCGAAAACTGTTAAAACCTAAACATTCGACCCATATATCAGCCGCGCCGCTGTTATCAAAGTAATAATTATATATACGGCTGTTTTTTGACAAAACCGCCTTCGCGTCATATATTCGCCAATTTTCACTATATAACGCATTTAAAGCAATTTTGCAAAGTTCTTTGACGGTTATATCATCGTTTTTTACTACTTCGATCATTTTATTCATGATCGGTGCCTCGTATATAGTAAACACCTTTCTTGTTGACATTTCAATTTTTACTTTCATAATGTGCGCCCCCTTTTTTAAAGTCTTGTATACATTTTTGTTACTTCTGTAAACCGTTCTTGCAGCATATCGCAGTAAACGCCTTTTATTGTCTTTACCTCTGTTACCTTTTCTTTTGAGAAAGTAAACTTTTTTGTATTCAGCCTCGGGGCTGTATACCTAAAAAATCGCATTGTATAGGTATCATCAAAATCAAGCGTTATATATAGCCTGTTTGCCTTGCTTGCATTTCTCGGTAATGTCATTCTTAACGTGTAACCGTCGTCAACAAAGTTTTTTGCCCCTGTCATTGCTATGAACCTGTTACCGCCTAACTGCTGTAATATCGTTTGTGCTATAGTCATATATACCACCCTTTCAAAATTTTAATATTGGTTTTTACCAACCCCGGGACGATCGCCCCGGACGCTTGCGGCCTAATGGTCTTTTTATACCCGCCGCAACGGGTCAAGCAAAACTCGGTATATAATTTATTTTGCCTTTTTTCTTGACGCTCTCGCAGCCGTGCAGGGCTTTTATTTCGTCAAGTGTCATTTTCTTTCGGTTTCTGCTGCCGTCTTCGGGGCTGTGCCAATACCAGGCCTTTTTATTGTTCGCCCAGCGGAAGCCCGCCGCTTTTAAAATGTCTTTTACTTCGTATGTGCTGCCCGTTACCCAAACCCAGGAACCGCAGATGTCAATATCAACATTTAGATTGATGATCTTTTCTATTACCTCTCTAAACATTGCCGCGGTCTCTGTGGTCTCGGTCTTGCTTTCGTAGGTCTCGCCGCTTGCCGATGTTCTAAAGTTCTTAACCTTTTTAAACATTTCGTCGTATTCGGCGTTCAGTTTCTTCATTTCTTCGGTGCTGCCGCCATTGTCGGGGTGCAGCTTTGCCGCTAACTTTCTATAGGCTTTTTTCAGCTCGTCAAGTGTTTTTATGTTTGTAAAGTACTTCATATTTATTACCCCTTTCATATCTGTTTTTCTGTTTTATGATATTATTATAATATATGTGTACGCATATTTCTATAGGCAAATTTAACAAACTTTTGACAATATTTTTGTGTATTTTTATATGTGTACATATATGTCGTGCTTGTGTTATAATTTACTTACAGATCAAACCCGATCAGATCAAAAGAAATAAAAAATAAAAGGAGTGTTCGCAATGTCAATTACTGAAAGTCAAAAAAAAGCAGCTTACAAATATAAGCAGAAAAACATCAAGCGCATCCCGTTTGATGTTCAAAAAGAAAAATACGAAGAAATAAAATCACATTCCGAAACCCGGGGCGAAACGATCAACGGCTTTATTAAACGTGCCATTGATGAAACTATCCAGAACGATAATCATGCCACAAAAAACCTTGTTGACCTCGACACTTTAATTATATTCGTCGAAAAAGAATTTAACGACATTATATCAGCCGAGGAAAAAATCGGCACAATATCCTCTCACGCGGCGGCATCGGCACTTAAAACTCAAATAATTGATTTTTTGCGCAGCTATTCCAATTAAAAAAGACGGGGCATTATTGCTCCGTCTTATGTTTCTCAGCGTTATAAATTCTTTTCTTCCCATTTGTCACACCACACTTCAAAACAGCCCCAATATTTTACGTTTTTTATACATTTCAATTTTTTCATCAACAATACTTGCAATAAGTTCTCGGGCGGCCGATCTCCATGTTTCCAGACGTATCGTGTTATCAATTTCTTCTATGCCTTTGCTCTCCTGCATCGGCCTTGTTGTGCTGCAAACAATTTTATCATCCTTATCTCGTAAGATAAATTCATCTTCAAGCCTTAATTCGTTGTGTCTTACTGAACCGTAATAACCGTCAAGGTTAATCAACACCGATTGCCGTTGTAAAATTTCACTAATAAAAGTCCTTTTTTCTGTATTTACCACATCATTAAATGTAATCATCTCAATCAACGCCATTTGTCAGTCCCTCTTTCTTTTCTTCTTCGCCGCCGCTTTTAACACTTTCCGCGCTTTATACAGCCTGTTCAATCCCATTCGCGAAAAGTGACATTCTTCCCGCGGTATACGCAGCCTACACGCAAGCCACCTGTACACCGCCCGCCGTTCCGTTTTTGTATTCCATAACTGGTCTAAATATGTGTGGCACTCATGCCGCAACACGCTTTTTAAACTGATCTTATCCATAAAAATAAGCCTGCACCGCCGCAAGACAGTACAGGCTTGCGCCTTTATGCTTTGTTATATCTTTTTACTTATAATTCCTATAGTTTACTAATTATAGTATATCATTTATGCGTAACATTGTCAATAAAATATAGCAAAACAACTTTTTCCGTCCTTTTACTTTTCCGGCATTACAATTATTCCGTCAGTAATAGTCTGCCCCATAAATACGTTTATCATATCTTCCTCTGACATTGTGCTTTTCGGCTTGAACTCTAATTGTTTATTCAGCTTATCCATAAGTTTATCACTCACTACAACTTTCATGTTTTTGTCTCCTTTTATTCCTCTTTCTCGTTTATTTTGTCGATTATATAATCAACTGTCGCTTTTATTTTTTCCATGTTTCGGTCGTTTACTTGTGATGCAATCATCATTTCAATACTCGTATCTTTGTTTGGCATGACAACACAGATAACTGCTGATATAATTAAAACTATAATAGCCCCTTTAGTAGATTTATTAAAAAATATAATATCATTATCCAATAAACACATAACCGCCTTAAACCCTAATAAACAGAGTAAAATTATCATTATTGACATTGCGATTATTTGTATATCGTCAAAAAGCTCTGCCAAATAAAACCAAATAGGATTGATTAACACACTCTACACCTCACTTTCTTTGCTTTCCGTAGATATAACAACGGGCGCATCGTCTATCATCCTGCAAAAAGTCTCCTTTTCCTCAACCAATAACGCCCCGTTTGCTTCTATTTCATCCTTTAATTCCTCGGCATTTATAAGTTTGATGTTCGGCGGCAGATATGATATTATTTTTAACCACGTGAAGCCCGGTACACCGTGGATTATAAGCCTGTTTATTGTCTCCCGCATGACTTTCTCTGCCATCTTTTTGAAATTAAATTCCGCCATTCTCGATCACTCCCTTGTTAAACTCCATAAAAGCGTTATATGTATAACTGCTTTTCCAACCCTCAACAGTCAATATCGTAAAAACATTCGGATATAATGCTATCACCACTCCGACCTCGTTATTCCTGTAATTTTTCACACTCTGCCCGATTTTCAGCTTTTCCTTGAACTCATCACGCTTGTTCTGCATCGCAATAGGCTTCGTTTCGTAATTATCCACACTCGCCGTGTTCACTCTGTTCACAAAATGCCGCGACTTGTCCTCTAACCCGTTTTCACGCAAAAACGCTTCATAAGCTGCTCTTACAGCGGGCTTTTTCTTCCAGTTGTTAAAAGTGTGAATATTCACGCCCGCCGCACAAGCGATCAATAAACTTTTCTCACCCGCCGCCATTTTTCTGAAAATCTTATCCTGCTTCATCTGCCAGTTTATTTTGTTCATGTTTTTCCATCTCGCTTTCTATATAATCATCAAAATCTGCGTAAAACTCCCGAAGTCCATCGCACGGTACGCTTATAAACTCTTTTTTTAATTTACAAGGTTGACCTTTATACAAAAAACAGTTAAAATCGGCCTTTTTGTCTCTTGTTTTGCTTGTTTTAGCCAAGATTAACCACCTTCCTGTTATAATACTTTGCCAACGCCACCCGCCTACACTTCTTACAATATTTGTGTTTATCCTCGCCTTTCGGCTGACCGCAGCCTTTGCACAGCCCAATCACCGCAAGGCTCTCCCGCTTTGCTTTGTTATATCTCCGGCAATCTGCACAAACCATATACTTTCCGCCATTCGGCTTGTCATCCGCAGGCTTGCCGCATTGGCGGCATAGCCCCTCGGACTTACATTTCACAATCCACTTGTCCACTTTCACACCTCTTTAATGCTTATCTTTTTCTGCTTCCTCTACAAATTTTCTTATGGCTTCCATGCACTCAGGGCATAAATCAATGACGGGATTATCATAATAGCATCGCCTTTAGTCAACATTCAAAAACATCATTCCGCTCGTCTTTTTTTTGTTGTGTTCGACATTGTAAGTCTCATAATACGCGCCGCATCTATCACATTTTTTTGCTATCATCTTTCACACCTCCCGAATTTTTATGCCATGCACCCACAGCATCAACTTACGCTTGATAATATAATCCCGCGTCCTCATGCCTTTTGTGTCTTCAACGACCGTCTCGCCGTTTTCCGTATACACAAAATCGGCTATGTATGCACACTCTTGTTCCACCTGCTTTAACTTCGGCTGTCCTTTTTTCTCGCCGCGCTTGTAAAATTCTCCCGTCGGAAGATACTGCGCAGGGATCAAAACAAACTTGACTTGCCTTTGCAGACGGCTGATCTGTCCCGCCGCCTGCATCAACATCAGTTCTTTATATCTCCGCGCCTCTCGGCGGCTGTCAAAGACTATGCCGTCAACGACGTATTTGTTATTTTTGTACTTGTTATACATCTTCTAAAACAGTCTCCAAGTCACCTTTAACAACATACGGCATCTTATCCAATAATGACATATATTCGTTTATATGGCGTTCTGTCATTCCTTCGCGTTTCATTTTAGTTTTAAAACTTTTCTTTATTCTTGATAGCTCGACAAACTTTTTTCCCTTCATTTTCATTCCTCGCTTTCTAAAATAGTTTCGCAATCGCGAATTATACAGTTTCTGCAATCATCGTCTTCTCCGTCACAGCCTTGTAATGCGCAATACTCGTCTACGTCTATTAACCTGCCGCGCTTTTCGGGAAGATTGAGTACTCTTCTATTCCAATATTTAACTGAGGTATTAAAATCGCCTTCAATATGCACTGTTTCAATTTTTGCGCCACATCCATAACATTCTACATAATCTATACCAAATTTCACTCCGGTACAAACACCAAAATCAATTTCTGTGCTGCCGCAGAACGGGCAAGGTTTGATTGGAAATAGAGCGAGATCGTCTGTACAACGACCGCCTTGCTTGTAATCGAGCTGCACAAGTTCCTTCCCGTTTACAATCCATGGTTTGGATGTTACCAAGTGCAGGAAGTCATCAGGCTTGCTTCCATACTTACCATTGTAAACCACAACATCACCTATGGTCATTCTTCCACCCCCTGTATAAGTTCAAGATTATCGTGAATATTTCCGACAATTTCTAAATTCGGGCATATTATTCGGTTTTCCTCCGATTTGTAATATTCCTCCGGCTGTAAAGAGCCTGCAATATCGCCCAAGTAACAGAAGTCGTAATCTTCTCCGTATCTATATCCAAATGCAGAAACTTCTCTGTCAAATATGATCGGGCGCAACTCATTTGCACGTTTGATAATATCCCCCTCGAATATCTGATTGTTAGTTTTGTCGTTCATTCCTGCATATTCTCCCACGGTGTTGGGGTCTATTCTGTGGTATTCCCCGTGTTCGTCGATTATCAGGTGAAGGTCTTCATGGTCTTTGCAGCCTCTTAAATGGACATAATTGCCTTCCACCCATTTTTGAGTATCTATCCTCTTGCCTCTGTATTCTCCTATTCCCTCTCTCATTTTTCTTCTACCCCGCTTTCTGTATCATCAATAACCTTTACGCAATTTTCACTTTCAAGCATAGCGAATATAGTGTTTAACGCACTTTTTGCCTTATCTTCTGTTTTAAAAACGCCAAAGGCATATTGGTCATTATAATCCGGCAACGGCATATTAAAAATGTATAACTTATATCTATTATCATTGCTTCTTTCAATTGTTATGGCTCTAATATTGTTTATTGGAAGACACATTCTTCCGTTTTGGCTTATAATAAATTTCATTCTTCTACCTCCATTTCACAGCTTATACTGTTTTTAAACTTGTGATACATTTTATAAAATGACCGATTGCTTAGTTCGGGACTGATTTCACGTCTTGCCTGTTCCTGTGACATTTCGCCGTGTATGTATCGTTCGAAAACATTTATATACTGCTCCCACTTCCAGACCGTTGGCCGCCCAAACCTTTGCCCTCTTGCCTTTGCGGCCGCTATGCCTTCCGCCTGCCGTTTTTTTATCATCATTCGTTCCGTTTCGGCAACATACGAAAGTATCTGCAAAATCAGATCACTTATAAACGTACCCAACAGGTCTTTATTCCGTGTAGTGTCCAAAAGCGGCATATCAACGACTTTGATGTCCGCTCCTTTTTTGATTATTTTGCCCCATTGCTCGATAACATCTTTATAACTGCGCCCGAGCCTGTCAATACTCTGTATAATCAAAATATCGCCTTTTTTCAGCTTTGCAAACATCAGCCTATATTTGGCGCGTTCAAAATTCTTCCCACTCTGCTTATCGGTAAAAATCACGCAAGCGCCCGCATTTCTTAACGCTGCTATCTGCCGCGCCTCGTTTTGGTCTTTCGTGGACACTCTCGCATATCCGTATGTCATCGGTCATCCCTTCCTCCCGCATAAATCAGCGCAAACAACACAAAACCCAAGCATGCGCCGATTGACATCGCGATAAAATGTGTTAAATATATCATATATCATCCTCCATACTTAAAAGTCCTATTTCCTGTTTTGCAAGCATAGCAAGCGGCGAGCCTTTTGGGTATTTTTGTATTGTGAAAATCACAAATTCTCAATACACCCCCATACAGGCAAGCCACTTACAAACTTGTTAAAAGTTCCTTTTAAAAATTGATTGGTGAGACCCCACCCACCCCGTTGTGCATCGGCACAAATACAGTCATATATTCCTTTCTCATTACCTCTTGTACCACGCTCTGCTTCCGTCTGAAAATTCCAGTTCGACAGCGTGTGGAAATCCCTTTTCATTTTGCTTATAACCTAAATATCTTGTATTTGCAATTACCGCTTTTGTCTTATGCGATTTTTCACATTTTTCACATTCCGAGCGTTCTTTGTAATCAGTTTTGCAAATTTCACATTGATATATCTTTCGTTCTTTCATTTTGTCCCCTCCTTACAATACTCCGGCAGATTTACCCTTACCAATGCGGCAGGCACGGGCGGTGTTACTGCGTTGCCGCATCTTGCCACCTGTTTACTGCGCGGATAAGGATTACCGTCGGCATCATGGTCTATAATATAATCTTTTGGGAAACCCTGCGCATTAAACAGTTCTCTCGGCTGAAGCATACGCATTTTTATGTCCGTAATTATATAATCCTCGCCCTGCACGGTTATCACGGCAAACCTGTCTTTCGTTGTTATCGTATCAAGCGGTTCCTCAACAGATTTTGCCGCTCCCGTAGAAAAATACTTTATTAAAAACGCCTGCACCTCTGCATGATGTGCTCCCGAACAGGAGATAGTGCTCAGCGGCTCGTCCGCCTTTTGTCCGTCCATATTGTTGCGCAAAGTCATAATGTGTGCCGTAACAAGGCTGTTATGATCTTTTGCCGTTACTGTTCCCAGCGGATTTTTAACATTGCTTCCTGCGCCCGTATATCCACCTGCATAATTTTTCATAAAGATATCTTTTCTGCGCGCAAATCTCCGTCACTCCTTTCTTTTAATCTAAGTCTGCATTAACAAACCCGTTCAATAATTCATCATCATACTGCCGCTGATCATAGCCGCCTTTTCCAACTTGTTCATTTTTGGAACAAGTTCCGCAGTAACCGTTCCGCTCCCAATTTCTGACCGCGGCTTTCCAGTCTTTCATCGGTTGTTTTCCGACTGTCCACCCTTTACTTTCGTAGTAATCGTAAAAGTGTTCAGCATCAATGCCGTTATTCCGTTCTCGACAGTACAAAGCTATTTCTTCAACCGTTGGCTTTACAAAGCGAGCGCGGTGCGGCTTGTCCGCACATATATTATTATTTACTTTATTTTTATTTACTTTACTTTCCTTTACTTTACTTTGTGGGATTTTCGCCGCCGAAACTGGGGTTTTTTCCGCCGAAACTGGGGTTTTTTCTGCGAAAACCCTTTTTTGGGGTGCATTTAATAAAAGGTAGTCATTTTCAATTTTTGAAATGTCTCCTTTTTTCATCTCAATATATCGGCTTTGAATACCGCGCGATGTAAGTATTCCATACTTACTGTATAGATCTTCGTCAAATATTCCGCGCTTTATCGCAGCACCCACTATTTCAGACACGAGATTGCAACCCTCGTTACATTTTCGCGAAAACAGCAATCTAACGTCCTCGTTCCATTCACAGTAGTAACCTTGCTGTCCGTAAATCATTTGGTACAGCTTGACGACTATAGCAAACGCTTTCAGCCCGTATTCGGCTTCCAGTAATTCAAACTTTAAATCCAAAGTAGTGTCCAAAGGAAAGTAATCAACGCCCATTTTCAATGGTCTTGCCATTACATCACCTACTTTTGATATTATCCCGCCGCCCTGGCCAATTTGTGGCCGACATTGACGTCGGCGGCAGGATTTTAAATATTAATCAACATTTAAAATTTTTGTTGAGATTTTAAAAAATAATCTTGTATATTAAACCGTTTTTACTTTTTGCAAAAGTTTTATTCTTTTTTATTAAATCTGATAAATAGCTATTGCCACGGTTTAAAAAACGGCTTGCCTCAGACATTGAATTAAAACTGTATTCGTTTCCATTTTCGTCTTGCAATTTTACGCATATTTGATTTTTTTTATAAAGTCCAGTTTTAAAACCGTGTCTTATATTATCTGCAAGAGTTAGCCATTCAAGATTATTTATGTTGTTATTAAGCCTATTTCCGTCTATATGATTTACCGTCATATCGGTATCAATTAAATTTTCGTGCCAAGTAGTACAAACTAATCTTGCAACAAGAAAATCCTTCGGCTTTTTGTTTTTCCATAGCGTTACTCGGTAGCCTATTTTATTAAAGTCAGCACAACGCTTATATTTTAAAATTCTTTGCTTCCAATGCCTAACGCCGTGTCTTACGCTAAATGTAACTTTATTTGCAGCAGTCCTAATTCTTCCCAAATTGCTTGCTTCGTAAAGTCCTTCATAATGCGGTATGGGTTTCCATATCTCTGTCATATCATTAACCTCAAAACGGAAGGCTCGAATCATCTTCGATGGCATCCTCTGTTGTGTATGCCGCAGGCTCACTTTGCGGAGCGCTCTCAGTTTTTTTCCCGCCGTTGCAAAAATCAAAACTTTCAACAACAACATCCGTGCTTGTCCGCTTTTCATCGTCTTTGGTGTATGTGCTTACTTGTATGCGCCCGCATACACCGATTTTGTCACCTTTGACAAAAAATTTGCCTATATTTTCGCCAGTATTGCCAAACGCAACACAGTTTATAAAATCGGTCAATCTCTCTCCGTCTTTTTTCGGCGGCCTTGATACGGCAACCGTAAACCGTGTCACGGCAAGTTGGTTACTGCCTGTTGTGTATCTCACTTCGGGATCTCTTACAATATTCCCGATCAAAATCACTTTGTTCACTCTTTCACCTTCTTACTCTCGACCCATGCTTTTAATTTTTTGGGGTCTTTTTTTATATACTCGATTAAATCTTTTAGTGTTTCATCCTTTGCAACTTCAAACGGTACTTTAAATTTTTGTTTGCAAATATACTGCAATTCGCCTGAGGTAAATCCCAGTTTTTCCGCTTCTGCAAATACATCAACTGTTGGTTTTAATTTTATTGTCGCTGCGTCTTGATCTTGGCCAAGTTTCGCATACTCGTCCGTATCGGCATCCTTTGTGTCATCAATCAAAAACAGGCCGTTTAACGCATATTTCCGAGCATAACTGCTTGCACTGCCTGTAATTTGGCTTTCGTCAAATTTTGGCTTGCTTTGGGTCTCTCGTGCATACGCTGAGACCTCGATTTTTTCACCGCTTTCGATTTCAGCCAGTGTTGCTGTCGATTTTATATAGTATCTGTCGCCGATCATTTCCATTTCGTCCTTGATAAACATCGTCAATCCGTTTCCGATCAACAACGGCTTGACCGCTTCGCATATATCTTCCAAACTTCGGTAATTGAAGTTTGAAAAAGTATTTTGCTTGTTTTTAGGCGCTTTTAACTGCGATTGCACAAGCGCAAGTTTTGAATAAATGCTCATACACTCACCTCACTATCTTATCGTGCAGCTTTCGATGAATTTAACCCAGCCAAGATTACCGCCGTTTTCGGCTAAAGCGGTTTTTATCCTGCTTTCGTCCACCTCGTAAATAGTTTTTTCAAATTTATACTCGTCGGGGACATCAGCTTTCGAGTATTTTGACATTTTGTTTGTCTTAAACCCATAAAGAGAAAAAAACGCCGTTTTGTACTTTTCTTTTCCGAGTTGCATCAAACATCTTGTTAAGGCTGATTTTAACCTCTGTGCCGATGCTTCTGCCGATGCCTGCCTTGCCGTCAATCTCGTCTTTTCTTCTTTTATCAAAGCCGCCTGCTTTTCAAAGTTTCTTATAAGTCGGCAGTAGTTGTCGATTTTGTCGTCCAGTTCTCCCTCGATGCTTTCAAAAGTATCTTTCAGACACTCGTCTGAAACTTCGACATCAGGATCGTCCATCATTTCTTGTAATTGGAGCATATCGCTTGTAAGTTCATATAAATTTGCCATTTTTTAAATTTCCCCTTTCTTTTTAAAGTTTTTTCAATTTCCTTTTAAATTCTTGACACGCCTTTTTAAAAATGGTATAATATTTAAAACCCTTTCAAAAGGTTTTTATGCAATTTCCTTTTAATTTATTTGTTTTTGCCCTGATCGTTGCTGCGGTCAGGGCTTTTCATTTTCGAACAGCCCCAACGCGTTCAAGTTCCACGCAAGGGAAAACGTCAACAGCACAAACTTGATGCAAAACTGCACCGCAGTTATGCTGCCGCTTTCATACTGGCCGCCAACATAAAAGATAGCCAAAAAAGCAAGCAAGGCAACAGCCCCGTGCCATTTTCTTTCTTTATTTTCGTTCATCTTTTTCACTCCTTTCATATTTCATATAAAACACAACTGCCCGCGATCATCCGCTTTTGTCAGCGCAAGCAACTTATTTTTATACTTTTCTATCTGCTTTTCGCAGTCACATTTTTCCCCTGGGTCTAAATGCGCCCCGCAGCTTTCGCAAATGTCATAGTACATTGTTATCACCCTCTTTCTTCGCCGCATAGTACGCTTTCAGCACACCGAGCGTTAAATCGTTCAGCCCGTGCCACCGTCCGCACTCTTTGTACACTCTGACAGGAAAGTCGGGTGCGTATTCAATATCCAGTTTTAGGCCGTAGCCGCCGCCGCGGTGGTTTAACATCTGCGCGGCTTCTTTGATAGTATACTCTTTCATCTTACCCGCTCCCTGTTAAGTTTTCTTAATTCTTGGGGCAAAAAAAATATTCTGCTATGTCGTTTAACGATATGCCCAAAACATCACAACTTTTATGTATTTCTTCTTGCGTAAACTCGACC